TGAAGTAGTCGCGCTTGAAGACCTCAAAGCGCAGGCGCTTCCCGGTTGATTTTCTCATGCCCGCATCAGTGATCCCCCATACCAGGCAACAAAAAAGGCGGGCCACCATGACCCGCCCTGATCGGATTAATGTGGTCCGTGCGCGATGTCGTCATCGATGTGGGCGAGCAACGCGATGCTGCTGGGGCTGTCGAGTTCGATCGGGCCGCGGTGGCCGACAATCCAGACGAACGCCCTCCGGGTGGCGCCCGTGCCCGTCACGGCGATGCGCGTGATATGGGACAGGTTGACGTAGGTTTGGGGCCGGTCGCCCAGTGCTGGGACGACGTGCCAGTCGATCGACATGGCGTCTCCTACTCCGTTACGATGCGACGGCGCCCAGTACCTCGGCCGGCATGATGCGCTTCACGCCGTGGACATCCAGGTTGACGACGCTTTCGCCCGTGACGACCTCGGTCAGGCGCGTCAGTTGCACGCTGACGAGCGTGCCGAGGTCGGCCTTCGTCTGGATGTGGGGCCAGACCCAGCCGGCGGTTTCGATCACACGCGGCAACGACCAACCCTGGACCTTCATGGCCAGAGCGAGCGCCTCGCGGGCGGCGGCCGTTTCGGGATCGACGGCGGGGCTGGCAGGGGCTGGCGTGCGTGGCGCGACCGGACTGTCGACCACGTCCGTGCCCTGGTCGAACTCAGGCGCGAACTGGGTGCCGAAGCCGAGCGCGCCGAGGGCACGGCCGATACTGCTCGTCTCGCCATTGGCGATGTAATCCTTGGCGATCGTGGTCGGCCGCTGGAGCACCATGCCGGTGGCGCTCCCGCCCCCAGGAATGGTCACCGTGGCACGCACGACGCACCATTCCTCGGCCGGGTTATGATTCAGGATCTCCGTAACAATCGCCGCATCGGGGTGCAGTTCGCGCAGCCAAAATAAACGCCATTTCACTTCGAGATACCAGCGAGGCGGCTTATTCGGATTCGATTCCATGTTGATGAGGTGGTCCTTAGGATTGAAAGCGGGCATGGGTTCGTTCCTTTGCTGGCATGGGGAGGCTGATGGCCTCCTCGATCATGAGCACGGCGGTCCGGTGGCGGCACATCCGCCCGTAACTGGCCGCGGTGCAGGTGCAGGACAGGCGCCCGTCGGGATGCAGCGTCACCCGGTGGCTGAGCCCGGGTCGACTGGCGCTGGGGATGGTCCAGACGGGCAGCAGGCTCATGGCACGGCCTCCTGCGCCGCACGAATGAGCAGATCGGCGTCGTCGTCGAGCACGACCCAGCGACCGGGCGGCAGCAGGCCAGCGGCGACGAACAGCCGGCTGGCATCACCCCCGGCGAGTTCCAACACCTCGGCCAGGTCGGCCACCGTCTGCCGCGACGGCTGGCGGGCGCCGCTCTCCAGTTTGCAAATGAACGAGGAGTCGACGCCGGCCTCGTCGCCCAGCCGGGACTGCGACCAGCCGGCCTCCTCGCGGAGTTCGGCCAGCAAGCCGGGGAAGGTGCGGATATCGCGCAGCGTCGTCATATCGCCAACCTGCGGTAGTCGTCCGCCTCGTAGGCGTCGGCCCAGTCGTCCAGACCAGCCGCGCGGAGTTCCGCGACGATGCGTGGCTGCACGTCGGCCATGACCGCGGCATAGATGCCGCGTGCCGTGACGGCCGCCGCCTCGTAGCGATCGAACGCCTCGTCCACCTCACGCTGCTCGTCCGGTGTCAGGGTGCCAACCTGGCGGTCAAGGTCGCGCGAGACACGCCGCTCCCGCTGGACGGCCGCGATGGCGAGCGCGCACGCCGTGACCAGGTCGCGGGCCTCGCCGCGATCGAGCCGGTTGCTGGGATGGTCGCGGGTGGCGGTGTTCATCATCTCGACACCAGTCCAATCAGGCCACTGCCCAGGCCGTAGCCGAACAGGGCGCCGAGCGCGAACGCCGCGGCCATACCGGCAACCGTCGCCGTGAGGGCCATCGCCGTGACCGCGCGCAATCGGCGACAGCGGCGGGCCAACTGGTCGGCGCGGCGGCGCTGGCCCTCGGCCTCCTGGCGGGCTTGAATCGCGATGTTGGTATGGGCCGCTATGGGCCAGCCTTGTGGCTGGATTGGCTTGCCCAGTGGCTCGTGACTGCGTATCATGAAATCCTCCAACGCCTGACGGGGCGGTCGCGAGCGGTCGGCCCAGCCCGTGCGCCCAAACGCACTGGCCGGGTCGCCGTGTCTTGTCGATCACACATCTGTTGTGGTAGAGTGCCGGTGAACCGGAGTTCGTCGCACCACGTTTTGGGCCGTGGCCGACGCCGCCTCGTGACGGGTCACGAGAGATGCTGGACGTACCGATTCAGGTCGGTGAGTCGCACGCGCATGCGTCCTTTGATGAGGACGGCCTTCAGCGTGCCCGCGTTGATGAGGTCGTAGACCGAGTCGCGACTGAGGCGCAGCAGTTCACCCGTCTCGGGGATGGTGAGCAGCGTGCAACTCTCGCGGCTCGGCTTCGGCATGGGCGTGGGCAGGGGCAGCGGTCGCGTGGTGGCCATCTACGCCACCTCACTGACGGCGGCGTCCTGCGGTGCGGCCACGAACAGCATGTGCGGTGGCAGGTTGAGCACGGCACAGACACGCTCGACGTAGGCGGCCGTGATCGCACGCTGGCCGCGATTGATGCGCCAGACATAGGACAGGTCGTAGCCGGTCTTCCGAGCCAGCCAGGCTTCGTCGCGCTCCATGCGGGACAGGACATCCAGAATGTTGGTTGCGCAGTACCGCCGCTCCACGGTGCCTCCCCCCTATTCGTATCCGCATTCTGATAATAGCAGCATCCGCATACAGTGTCAAGCTCCACTTGCGTATGCGTATAGTGGCCACATGGACACGACCTTTCGGGACTGGCTCAAGGCGAAACTGAAGCGACGCGGCTTGAAGCAGACCGTCTTTGCGGACCTGATGGGGGTGGCGCAGGCCACCGTGTCACGCTGGGCAACGGGCGGCGACCTGAAGGCGAGCCATGTCCATCGGATGGCGGAGGTGTTGGGCGTGACGATTGAGGAAGTGGTCGCGGCGGCGGCGGGTGAACCGGCACCACCACCGGGTCGGATGTTGGAGCGGGTGACGCGCTATGACGTGCATGGTGTGGCCGCGGCCTACCCGCCGCGTGGCGCGGACCTGGACGACCACGCCAGCGGGCGTCGCTACATCCTGTTTGTCGAGGGGGAGTGCCTGACGCCGGAGATCGAGTCGGGTGATGCGGTGCTGATGGACCGCGAAGGGCGACCGGCGGTGGGCAAGGTGGTGGAGATTCGGGTCGGCAGTGAGCGTCACGTCAAGACATTGGTCCACCAGAACGGCGACTGGGTGTTCACCAGCAAACTCGGGACACTGACGCTGCCGCCGGATGAGTTCGTGGTCGAGGGCGTGATGGTTGAGGTACTCACACCGAAGTTGCCACGGTGACTCGCCGCGCCAAAGGCACGGGCTCGCTCGTCACCCGTGGCGACGGCCGCCTCGGTGCCTACGTCACCGTCCAGGGCGAGCGCGTCTACGCCTGGTGCCCGCGCGACGACAACACCGGGCGGCGGCAGGAGGCGGAGCTGCGGCGGTTGCTGAACGACCGCGATGCCCATCGGCTGTCACCCGACGCCCGCCAGACCGTGGCCGAGTACCTGACCCACTGGCTGGCCCGTCGTCCTGCCCTCGCCCCCACCACGCGCAGCAGTTATCAGGGTACGATCGCGGGCCAGATCATGCCGGCGCTCGGGGGCATGCGCCTGGCCGACCTGACGCCGCTGGCGATCGAGGCCTGGCTGACGCGCCTGGCAGCCACCCACCCTGGCGCCGCCGTCAAAGCGAAGGCGATTCTCTCGAGCGCCCTCACCGATGCCGTGCGGCTCGGCCTGCTGCCCAGCAACCCGGCCCGTTCAGCCCGCGTGCCGCGGCGCCCGGTCGGCCCACGTCCCGTCCTCGGCGCGGCCGACGTCCAGCGATTGCTGGATGCCACGACGTGTGAGCGTCTCGGCGCGCTGGTCGTGTGTGCCGCGCTGCTGGGTCTGCGCCGCGGCGAACTGCTCGGGCTGCGCTGGCGGGATGTCGACCTGGATGAGGGCGTGCTGCGCGTGGCCGTCCAGCGCCGCTACGAAACGGGCCGTGGCATGGTGGAGGTGGCGCCCAAGGCGGACTCCACGCGCGAACTGACCCTGCCACGGCCGGTGGTCGACGCGCTGACGCGCCACCAGGCCACGCAGGCGAGCGAACGCGCCCGCGCCGGCCGTGACTGGCTCGACTGCGGCCTGGTGTTCGCCAACACCCGTGGTCGCCCGCATTGGCAGGACCACACCAGTCGCCTGCTGCGCCGCTGCCTGGTGCGCGCCGGCCTCCCGCATCGCCGCCTGCACGACCTGCGCCACGGCATCGTGTCCTGGTTGCTCGACGCCGGGGTGCCCATCACGGTGGTGCAGCAGGTGGCGGGCCACCGATCGTTGGTGACGACCGCCCGCTATGCCCATGCCATGCCGGGAGCCGGCGCCGCCCCAGCCCGCCTGCTCGAGGCGGCCCTCGACGCCGTACAGGTCACAGGATAGGGTAACGGCCGCCGCGGCCGTGGCCAGAATCGCCCGCCACCAGGGGCACAATCCCCAGTCGCTCTGTGGTTCATCAATTACCGCTGAGGGGCAATCAGAATGCCCGCTCTGTGAGGGGATTTCCCCTGTGGGAGCGGGCATTCGGGGTGGTGACTGTGTCGCTGGATGTGGCGGTTTGTTGCCCTATGGGCATGGATAGGGCAAACATTCACCCTATAGCGGCAGGTCGTCCTCTGACGTCGCGCCCCGACGCCGGCGATCTTCAGCGATGGATGGATCCTCTTCCCAGCCATCGTCGTCCATGAGCCACAGATGCACGGCGTCGGTGCGGGGGTGGGTGCCGACCCAGGTGGCGATGGCTTCCTGCTCGAGCATGGCGTGATCGGTGGGCGGGGGTGGGGTGAACCAGAGGGTGATGTGCTCGACGTGCCAGGTGCCACCGGGCTCCGCGATGGCGAGGACGAGCGGGACAGCGATGTGGTCGGTCGCGGTCATGACGTGTGCTCCAATGCGGCCAGGGCCGCGATGAATTGACGGACGGCCTCCGGTCGGGCGGCAAAGCCATCGGCGAGCACGGCGAACAGCAGCGACAGGGAACCGTCGCGGTTGGCGCCGTGGCCGGTCTTCGCGGTCAGGCCGCACTGCCGCGCCAGCTCACGCAGGCGGTCGATGCGGTCACGGCGCGCATAGAAGGACGTTTGAACGGGCACGAGGGACATGGGGCCTCCATGCTGGGGGGCGTGGCGCCGGCCACAATCGACCGGCGCGGTCGCGGTTCGCGGTCGCTTAGGGCCAGCGTGGCGCGGGGGGGCGCTGGCGGGCGATCTCGTCCTGGACAATGCGGCGCGTGTCAGCCTCCTGCTGGCGGATGCGCTCCACCTGATATTTGGCGATCTCGTCCTCCATCTGGTACTCCTGGTAGCGCTGCTCGCTGGACTGGCGCGGGCCACTGCTACACGCGGTCAGGCTCGCGGTCAGGGCCAGGCCGGCGAGGGCCAGGGCAATAGGGCGAGGGATGGTCACGGTGGATACCTCCTGATAGGGGTGGGGTGTGACGCCACACGCGGCGCCCTGCTGCGTCCCCGTGAGGAGGCGCAGACGGGCAACGCCTGGAGCTAGTCGGCCGCCATGGCCGACGACTGGACGCGGTTCGCGGTTCGGTGCGGGACCAGCTGGCCGGTATGCGCGAGGCGTGCCGCGGCGCGGTGCCAGCACACGCCGATGGCGGGGCAGTCACACGCGGTCACGAGCGTGCCGTGCGTATCGGTGAGGTCGACCAGCCACACGTCGCCGCCGGTCGTGCGTGACGCGACGCTATAGCGCCAGCGCGTGATGCCATTGGACCAGGCGCGCGCGCTGATCGGGGTGGGCAGGTTGCCGGCGCGCGCTTGCTCATGCGCTTTCGCATAGGCGCGGTCAATCCGCGCCTGCTGCTGTGCGATACTTGCGGTCATGGTGCATCCCTCCGCGGATGTGTCATCACGGCCGGAGGCGACGGCAATCGCGCTCCGGCCACACTGATTAGCGACGAGTGTCAACGGAGTCCCGCACGGCAGTCCACTGGCGCCACGCGGCGGCCACATCGTCGCTGGCCGCGCTGAGTTCAGTCTGGACGCGCGTGAGCGTGTCGTCGTCGCTATCGATGGTGAGTGCCGTCCAGCGGTCGCGCGCGGCGGCATAGCGCGTGAGCGCGGCCATGTGGGCGTCGCGCGCCTGGCCCACGGTGTCGGTCGTGACGCGCGCATGCATGCCGGCATCGACGCTGGACCAGCAGTCGTCGACGCGGCAGCACTTCCGATACCAGCGTTCGACGCGGTAGCGATAGGTGGCCATGACGGTCCGGCGCGGATCGGCATTGGACGCGCGGGCCGATCCCGCGGCCGCTTGAATCGCTTCCGCTTCGGTCGGGTACTCCTCGTCGTAATAGCCGGCGCCGTCGACGGACGCGTAGGCGACGCGGTAGTACCACGATTGCTCGGGCACGGTCGGTGGCGCGGGCCGGCGGTCAAGAATGATGGACGCGTCGCAGTGGTGGGCCGTGCCATCGGCCAGGCGCGCGTAGAGCTCCGGATGCGCGTCCAGAATGGCCAGGTACGCCTCCGCATACTGACGAGCGCGTTCGGCCCGCGCCGCGTTGAGGCGGACGAGCGACCGAGCCGGCAACGCTTCCACCTCCGGCGACCGACGCGTGCCGACCTGGCCGCACGTCCAGCCATCGATGAAACGGATGGCGCCATAGTCACCACACGACACCATGCGTTGCCAGGCCGTGTAGACGGTCGACGTCGTGCCAATGATGTCGGTCGCGAGAACGTGAACGCGGGTATCGGTGGTCATGACATCCCTCCGCGGATGTGGACGGATCCAGAGACGGCAATCCCTGTATCCGCGATGTGTGGCCAGTCCAATTGACTGACCTACTCAGTATACGCTAGCTAGCGCGTTGTGGTTTCTCGTTTCGCCTCACATTCTCTCGATTGCCCAAAATCCCTACAGACTGGACCTATTCGCCCTGGTCGCTGTCGCCCGGCGGGTCGGTTGGCGCCACGTCTACATCAATGGCGACTGGCCGGGCCCGTCCGCGTCCGCGTCTGGCCAGCGCGTCCAGGAGCTCATCGTCCGATAACCGCGCCAGCGCTTCCACGTCCGGCCGCGCGGCCGCTTCCGCGACCCGTTGCTCATGCCTGGCCGCGCGTTCCCACACATCGGTGACCAGTCGCGCCGCCCCCAACTGCGTCTGTCCATCGGGCCCGTACTGGACGCTGGCTCCCTCGCCTCTCGGTCCCATCACCACAATGGCGCGCTGTGCTTCCAGCAGCTCGCCAACCTTCTCCGCTAGCTTGCCTGCCGTCAGTCCACGTTCTGCCATGGCTTGCGTCAGGACTGCCATGGGCCCGGGCGCACTTACTGCCTCATGCGCTGTCTGCCGAGTCACGCCTAACTCTTTGGCCGCCGCACTCTTGTTCCCGCCGTTGCGGAGTACCGCCGCGACGTACCGCGCTTGTCTCTCGCTTAGTCGTGGCGTCTCTATCTGTCCGCGCTTCGTCATGCCGCTAGCCTATCACGAGCGCCAACGTCGGCACATACTGCTATACTTGAGGCGACACGAGCAAGGCGCCCGCGCTGTTTGCAGCAGCCGGGCGCGTGGCACGACTGGAGTTAGCAGCCATGCAGGATGACTCTAGCATTCAGGACGCGGCAGCGGCCCGTCTCAACGCGCTCCGAGCGGAGATGATCCGCTTTGCCGTGCGCGAGGAAGCGTACCGGCGTCGTGTCTGGCAGGCAGCCCATGAGCGCGATCTGCAGCAGGACGCCCTCGACCAGGAGGAAGCACGCGCCCGTCAGGAAGAACGGCGGACCCGACCCACGAGCAGGAGCCGCGAGAACGCGTGGTTCAAGCGACTCCGCAACCAGGCCCGTCGGCGTGTGGCAGAGATCATTCTCCGCGATGGATACGCCTGCCGCTATTGCGGTACGACCACGAGGCGCCTTGAGCTTGACCACATCCATCCGCTCAGTCGTGGCGGGTCGAATGACAACGACAACCTGGCCCTCGCCTGCGGGTCATGCAACGCCTCGAAGAACAACCTGACGCTGGACGAGTGGCGCGCCCCTACCTCGCCTTACTTGTCCTGACGGGCGCGCTTCCCGCTCCCGATTGGCCGCCGTCGCCCAGTGCGGTTGCGCTTGAGTTCAGTTCTATACTAGCGAGAACCTTCCGTTCTCACTAGTTGGGAAAATGCCCCAAACTCACCGGCCGGCCGGGCAATCTGCCACGCGCGACCAGCGGCTGCTGTTGCCCCGGCGCAACGGCCACGGGCACGAGCTCCAGGGCCGGCAGCCGCGGCCACCCACCCCCCGGGGGTCCACCTTCACGCGCGCAGTATATACATACTACAGCCCTGTCCCTGTATTTTATATGCAGCACACAATCGGCACGAATGGTCCCGATCTCCCCCCTCATCGAGCGGAGGGAACTGCGGCTGGGGGTGACAAAAACGCTCGCGTAGCGATTTCTTGGGGGTAGGGTGATTAAGAGGGGATTCGGAGGAAGACACGAACGGTAGCCCCCCCTCTCATCCCCCCAATCGTGGCATACTCGGTTCCGTTGTCAAGTCCTCGTGCTCACGTGGGGGACGCAGGCGGTGCTGGGGCCACCTGCTCGGTGAGGGCGCGCAGCAGCGTCTGCATGAGGATGAGCAGGGCGCTGAGTTCCCGATCCCGTTGCTCCAGGCGGTCGATGAGGATGGTTGTTCGCTCCATCACCGACAGAAGCGCCTCCTCGTTCTTCTGGAATTGCTCGAGCAGTCCGGTCAGTTCCGCTGGCTGGGTACTGAGCATGTCTCCCCTCCTTCGGTGTGGCGGCAGTATTGCACACGGGCGGGCAGGGCGTAGGGTAGAGACAGCGCAAGGGAGTGGGGGATGCCGGCCACGCTGTCTGCTGTACCCGAGGTGATTGCTCAGCCAGATGTGGCTGCCCTTCGGGTGCAGTTGGATGCCGCCTGTCGGGCGGGCAGTGACGAGAAGTTGGCGCTGTGGAAGGCGTATCGGCGCAGTCAGTTGCTCGCCCGGGCACGGGTGCGCAGTCATGATGCCGATGTGGCGATGTGGCCCGAGCTGCGCGAGATGTGCCGGCGCAGTGTCGGGTTCTTCTCCCGCACCTATGCCGATATCTATGAGCCGAAGCGGGCCAGTACCGGTGGAGCAGTCGATATTCCGTACATCCCGTATCCCCATCAAGAGTGGGCGAGCAGTCTGCTCCTGGAACTCCTCGGCAGTGGCGGCACGCTCGTCATCAACAAGGGCCGGCAGTACGGGTTGACCTGGGGGCTGCTCATCACCATTGCCTGGCTGTGGCTGTATCGGGACGGGATGAAGCTGGGGGTGGGGAGTCGGACGGAAGATAACGTCGATAAGAATCCTGGGAGCAGGAACAAGGACAGTTTGTTTGGCAGGATGGAGTACGTGGTGGAGGGCCTGCCGGAGTTCTTGCAGCCGCGGGGCTATCGGTTAGCGGACGATAACCAGCGCCAGATGTTGCAGTGGATTAATCCTGAGAATGGGAACACGATCACGGGCGAGGCGGCCGGGCCGATGTTCAGTCAGTCCCGGACCTACGGGCTGATGCTGATTGACGAGATGGCCAAGTGGAAGTTCCAGGAGAGCGTGTTGTCCGGCACGCAACCCAATTGTTGGGCGCGGGTGCTGCTGAGTGCGCCCGATGTGGATGCGCCGGCCACCAGAGAGGCGTTCGAGCAGGTCAGGAAGGCCACCCCCAGGATGTATCTGGACCTGCCCTGGACCGTGCATCCCGAGCGGACCCGAGACTGGGCCGAATCCGAGCGGGAGGCGCTCGGCCAGGGGCCGTTATTTGAGCAGCTTCATAATTTGTCCTGGGAATCGGGCTCGGAGCGGCGAATCTACCCCGAATTCGACCAGGTGTCGCTCGGCGCCTACCCATACCGAGGGGATTGGCCGTGTTATGGGGGCATTGACTTCGGCCGGACCAACAATACGGCCCTGGTGTGGGCCCAGCAGAACCCGGTCACCGGCCGATGGCGACTGCTGGCGAGCACGATGCGCGCCGGCCAGCCGATTGAGTTCTTCCTCCCGTTTTTCGGGAAGCCCAGACAGGCGAATTACCAGTATACCGAGGATGAGGAACGGTTAATCGACCTCGCGCGGCAATGGAGTACGGGTGGGGTCGCCTGGTTTGGCGATCCGGCCGGCACCCAGGCCAGTCAGTTGTCCAATACCAGTGTTGTTGGGACGTTGCAGGCGCATGGGGTGCCGATTACGACCAATCCGCGCATGCGGAGCCATGATGAGCGGCAGACACGGACCAAGATCCTGCTGCGGGGGGCAGAATGCAATCAGCCGCTCTGTTCCTTGCTGATTCGGGCCATGAAGGCCTATCGGCGGCCGGTGACGCGGGCCAATTCCACGACCGTGACCAAGAAACCCGTCCATGACTGGTCATCCGACCTCGCCACGGCGCTCGAGTACCTGAGCGTCAATGTGGATGGGATGGAGAAGACGGCAGCGCCGCCTCCACCCCGTCAAGCCTCCGCCTGGGAGGCGGCATGAGGAGCTAACCGATGGTCATGCCAATGGGCCCGCCGGGGCCTGGCGGCATTGCTGGTTCCCCACCGCCTCTTGGTCCACCAGGGGTCGGCGGTGAGACAGGAATGCCGGGAATGGGGGGCATGGGGCTCCCACTGCCGCCACCGCCCCCCGATTTCGGGGGCGATCAGGCGCCGATCACGCTCCGCCAGGCCCGCCGGCTCTTGCGCCTGCGGCGCTTTGAGTTGCCCAGTGCTGGGCAGCGGCGGAATGGGCGAGGCGAGCTCGTGCCGGTCGCGCCGAAGCGGCCCACCAAGGAGACGATCCTGCAACAGGCGAAGGACCGGCAAGCCTTCTGGCAGGAGCGGAACAGTGAGATCGACGACGATCTCGACCTGTACTTCATGCGCAATGCGCCGGAAGTGAAACTGACCGGCAAGGGCGGCGAGGAGGTCATTCACCGCGTCACCCCGCGGGCCATGGTCGACAAGATGGCCAATATGGCCCAGCGGTTGAAGGCCAGGGTGAAAGCGACCCCGCGCTCCGACACCCGGCAGTATGTCGACGCGGCCCAGATGTGTGAGGACGCCTGCTACGAGCACTACCGGCAGATTGATTTGCAGCACCAGCGGCGCCTGCTGAGCGGCTATGCCCATGATGAGGCCTGGTATCTGGCCGCCATGGGCTGGGTGGCCAGCCGGCACTGCCTCAAACCCGGCGCCGATTGGCCCTTCGAGGTGGAGTTGTTCGACCCGCGGTGCTGCTATCCCGAACCGGGCGGCGAGGGTGTCGGCCAGCTCTCCTCCATGATCTTCTGCGATGACACGACCAAAGGCTCATTCTGCAAATCCAACCCGAAGTTTGCCGATGACCCGGCCTTCAAGGAACTCGAGGAGTCCGATCGGGTCCAGGTGACCTGGTACGAGGACGCCTACTGGTCGGCGCTGATCGTCAATGACGGCGACCCGGTCTACACGGCCCATAAATATGGCTACTGCAAGTGGGTCATGCTGCCGGCCGGCGGCACGCCGCTCATGGACAAGGACAGTATTGGCCAGCATGGGGCGGGGGTCATTCGGGCGCTCAGGCACATCCTGCGGTATCAGAACCGGTTGGCCAGTCAGGTGGCCAGTATTGTCGCGCGGGATGCCAACCCGGCGGTGGTGGTGACGACCAACCGGCAACTGCCGGGCGGGCAGGTCGTGCCGGTGGTCGATACCCGGCCGGGGGCGCGGACGGTGCTGGATGCCGGGGCCGGCCAGTCCGTCCAACCGTGGGAGTCCTCGCTCCGCCCCGACCTCCAGCAATACATGCAGTCGGTCGTGGACGAGGATATCGACAATGCCGGCGTGCCGGCCCTGATGCGAGGGACACAGCTCGCCATCAATAGTGGCTTCCAGTTCAGTGTGATGAAGACGAACGCCGAGGATGTCCTCCAGCCCATGACCAAGGGATTGCAGGCGCACCGCGAGTGGACCAACCGGCACCTGTTGCTCATGTGCCTGGTCGCTGAGCGGGACGGCCTGCTGCAGCCGGATACCTATGCCGAGGAAGGCAATGAGGCGGCGGGACGGGCCGGTGTGCCGCTGCGTGTGCCGAATAGAGAAGCGGGGGCCGACGCCTATCCCGTCCGTGGGGCTGGCGCGCCGAAGTACCTGTGGAGTGTCCTGGACCCCGAAGATGTCCATGTCCACGGCATCGAAGTCGAGGCCATTATCTCCAATATGACCCCGCAGGATATCGCCCAGATGGGGCAGGTGGCCAGCATGCTGACGCAAGCCGGGGTCATGAGTGAGAAACGCGCCTTTGAAGACCTGCTCGGGCAGGATGACTATGAGGCCGAGCAGACGCAGATTATCTACGAGCAATTTATGAAACAGGAGCAGGTCGTCACCGAGGTCACCGGGCCGCTGAGCGTCCGGCAGAAGGACCCGGAAGTCTGGGCCTGGTATCAACGGGTGCT